CCGTAGCTTGTGAAGTTGCTGTTGCAGCCGACGCAGAAGCCGACGATTGTGAATTAGCCGCCGCCGTAGCACTTGCCGCAGCATTATTTGCTTGGGTCGTTGCATTAGCAACCGCAGTATTGTTTGTTGTTAAAATTCCATCAACGTAAGTTTTAGTTGCTGCGTCTTGATTAGACGTTGGGTCAGCAACATTTGTAATTCTTTTGTTTTGTGCGTCCCATACATTACTTGCATTTAATCCAATAGCGTCTCCAACTTTATCAATAGCTTCTTGTGCCATAAAGAAAGTTTGGTTTCCATCTTGGTCAAGCGTTGCTTCTGTTAAAGTTGAACCATCTTGATAATCTACAAGTCTTGCAGTTTGATTACTTGCACGAGTAAATTTAATAACTGCATTTAAAGCAGGTGCAGTAGTAAAAGTAATTGTAGACGAATTTGAAAAAGTGTAATCTGTGTTTAACGTCTTTGTTGTTCCGTCAACTGTAACAATTACGTGAGCTTGTTCTATATACGGAAAAGTTACCGAAAACGAAGTACTTGAATTGTTACCTGTATAAGTATCTATTGCAAATGCCATAATTATAATCTATTTCTTGTTCCATCAGGCGGTAGTCCGCTATTATCTCTAATATAATTAAGAATATTATTCACTCCGTACATATTTTGGAATGGTAATAATCTTAACATTCTATTTAAGTCTTTTCTTGAAAACTCATAATCCTTACGTGCTGACTTACCTATTGCAAGTAGAGTTCTTCCTGTACCTGTAAATAAGTCATAAGTAGGATTACCAGTCCAAAGGTTAACTTCCAAACCTGAAGTTCTAAAATTAAATCTATGTTCAGGTGCAAACGCTGATAATGGTAAATCCATCATAGGTGGTATTAATGATGACCAACCTGCTCTTTGAAAAGCTGCCATAGAGATTTTTGAGTAATCTCCTGCGTCTACATCTCCTAATTTCTTTTTAAGATATTTTCTTTTCTCGTCTTTACTCATACCAATTGTATTCATATGTGTTTGACCAACATATGCTAATCCACCAATCAACATAGTGTATGAGAATGTAGCGAATGTAGAAAAATCTGCTAATGCTAGATTATGTAAAAATTGTTTAGACCAAGCAGTCATAATAAATGACCTAAATTGACCTAAAGTTTTACCTAATCCAGTATCAGTAAAAAATCTGTTTGTATCTCCAAGATAATTATATTGTACTGCTCTTTGTGTATATCTATTTGTACGTCTAGCAAACTTTTGTACTAAATCTTGGTTTTTCCATTGTGAAAAGTTAAATTGTTTTACTCGTCTACCTAATGCAGTTTTTTCAGTAATAACATTTTTACCACCAAATTCTTTTGCAATTTCTAGTAGTTCTTCATCAGTAAATCCTAAAACTCTATATCTATTTAATCTTTTACCAAGTTTATCTAAACTCTTACCACTTTCAGCAACATCAATTAAATCTTTTGCCATACGATTAACAAATAATCTCATTGTTAATCTTCTTTGCATACTATCTATTAAAAATAATCCTGAAAAATATCCAGTTGCTCTTTCTCCAACAGCACTAACGCCGTGTATTTTTTCTCCGTAACCACTATCTTCTACTGAACGTCCAACCGCAGTTTGTCCTATATCTTCAATATCACTTGTTGTTACTGCTCTTGCTAAATATTCAGTACCATTAGCACTACCTAATTCTGCTAATTCTTGAAAGAAAGTATCATCTAACTCTCCTCTTTGTGCTTTAACTAAAAGAGTTTTTAAATGTGGTATTTCTTGTACTAAAGTTGTAAAACCCTGTTGAGCTGTTGCCATTCCAAATTCAGGCAATTGTGCTATACCTACTTGGTTAAGCACTCTCATAAAATTAAATTTTCTTAAATTTCTTAATGAAGTAGAAGTAAAATCTGTCGGGTCATCTTCCGCACTTCTACCTAAAATATTTTTGAAGAAACTATCTATTGTTTTCTTTTCTTCTTTTGCTTTAAATCTATCTTTTTTATTACCATATGCTTCGTCAATAGATTGATTTAATTTATTTTTATATTTTAATAAATCTTTTCTATTTTTTAAATTCATACGACTACCTAATGCTATCCAACCTGACATCTCATTCATATAAGAGTGCCATAGGTAATCTACGTCATTTTCTAATAAATCATCAAATCTAACTTTTTGTCCTTTAATAGTAGTTTCAAATGTTTCATCTAATCTAATTCTACTTTCTAAACGACCTGAAGTTATTAAATCTATATTATCTGCAAAATCTTTTAAAACACTTTCTTTTATTGCTGAAAGATGTTCTTCAGGCATAACTTCATCAAGGTATGCTCTTAATTCTTCAACATCAGAAAATCTAACAAGTTTTTCTATATCAAAAGCACCCCTATTTACGTTCTGTGCAGCTTTGACTATTGCTCTTGCTAACACTTGTGCTTTATTAGCTTTTACAGTTAAATCTTCGACATCTCCTCTTTTAATAGCTTCGTCTAAATCTAATCTTTCGTTTTTTAAACCTTCTAATTCTTTACTTAATTTTTCTAATCTTGCATTGTATTTAGCAAGACTTTTAACTGCTGTTGCTTTAGGTTTTTTCTTTTTTAATTCTTTTATTTTAGCTGTTAAATCTTTAACAGTAGAGTTAATCTTTTTTAATCTTTCTTTTAATGGTTTCTGACTTGGTACTTTTATTGTGTCAGGTTTTCTAACTACTGCTGTTGCACTATCATTCAATCTTGGTTGTGTTCTTAATATTGCTTGTTCTACTAATTGAACAACACCATCATATCCAATTCTATCTACTAATTGTCCAAATCTTTCTTGACTAATTTTTCTAGGTAAGTATTGGTCAAAGTATTTAAAATCACTTGGTACATCTATGCCTGACCTTTTAATTTGGTCAACCATATATCTAAACCCAGTTCTATATGCTTGTGCAGCTTTTGCTATATGTTTATTACTAGCAAGTGGACTATTTGGATTTCTAATTACTTCAGCAACTTCAAGCATAAATTTTTTCTTTGCTCTTATTGCTACGAATTGACCAAAAATATTGTGTCCTTGCTCTCTTAAATATCCTTTTAAAGCAGGTAATACATCTTGATAAACTAAATTATGACCACCTTGTATTACTTGGTTTTTAATTAATTCTACGGTATCGTCTTGTGCAGCTACTTGTCCTGCTTTCTTTGTACCTTCTTTAAAAGTATATCCTACGGGTTCTTCCATACCTAAAAAGTTAAATAATCTAACTACTTCAGATTTGCTCGTACCCAAAGCACCTGACCTTGTAAATGGTGCTAAAAATAAAAATGGTAAATCCCTTACTTTAGGAAACATAAGTCTAATATCTTTTATTAAACCTACATCTTCAGTTACATCAACAGTTTCTTCTAATAGTTTAGTATTTAAGGGTTTCTTTACATTCTTAAACTCTTTTTCCCCTTTAGTTGTAAGTTTATGACCACTTTCTTCTATATCTTGGAGTAATTCTGCTTTTGCAATATTGTTTAAATTCTTTGTAAAAATTGCAGAAGCCCCTCCTCCAAGAGTGCCACCTAACGCTGCTGCAATTATTAAGTCACTTGTACCATAAGTAGGATTTTCTAATACAACTGGACTAAACAATACAGCTTCCGTACCTGCGTACACCGAACCTGCTCTTTTAAATTTTTCTAATCTTGTTAATCTTGTAGACATTAAAACAGGAGATAATACTTTTGTTGCTGCACCATAGCCGAGCCAAGTTACAGGGTCTAAAAAGAAAGAGCCAACTTCTAAGGCAACACCTTTCCAACCTAAACTATCTAATATATCTCTACGGTCTTGGTATTCTTTTACTCTTAATATTGTAGCTTCAAAATGTTCTTTAGATACTACACCTGAAAATTCATCATAAAATTCAGGTCTAATTTTTTCTTCTGCAAATCTTTTTTTAATAAATTCTTCGTCTTTTGAAAAACTAAATCCATCACTTTCAAACGTAGGAAATGTTAATGCTCTCGCTACGTTAGCTGATATAAAATTTTCTGATATAGCAGCTTTTGCACCTTCTCCTAATGTTGGTGCTGTATTTTGTAAATTAAAATTATTAAAAGTTTTATATAATTTATCTAAATATAATTCTCCATCATCTATTTTTAATTCACGTTTTACATCAACGCCTTCAATAGGTTCAGGTTCTTTTTTTTCGTAGACTATTTTTTTACGTTCATAAGTTTTCAACTTTTTTTTTACCTATTAAATAGTCAGCTTCATTATTTCTTCTTGTAGAAAAAGCGTCTCCAAAATTTCGTAGCTCATTTTCTACTGCTTCCCAATCATCATTAGTTACTGCTTTCCAAAAATTAGGTGTTCTACTGAATGAACCATATTGAAAACCAACAGAAGCTATAACAGTTTGTTTTTCTTTAGATAAATCATAAAAACTTTTACCGCTATCTTGCTCATATTTGTTAGCAATTAAGCTAGTATAGTATGCTTTAGACTTACTATCTAATTCAGCAACCTCATCATCATTCAATTCTAAACTAGGTGCTTTTTCACTTGCTTCAGCACCAGTTAATTGAAAGAATGGAGATATTTTTTGTACTAGACTATTTGAAAATCCAAACTCTCCTATATTTTCTTCTGTTCTTTCTTTTAGGTCAAATCCAGTACCTATGGTAACTCCTGAATTTTGAGAAGGGTGGTAGCCAGTCTTAATGGCTTTACCTTCCATTATAGAAATAAAATCCCAATCTATGTTTGCGTTCATTTATTCTTTTTTTCCCTTCGTTCTTTTCTTCCTTTTGCCCCTTTGGCAGAAGTCGTTTTAAGTATATTTACGTCAAGAGGTAATTTACTTTTTGTATCTGTTGGAGTTTCTTCTTTAACTTCCATACCTTCTTGTAATCCACTTAAGTCAATAAGTTCATCAGTTTCTTTATTTTGTTGAATTGTTTTTTCTTTTTTTAATTTTTCTTTTTCTGCTTCAACTTTTACTCTAACAAATTCATTATCAGCTAATACTTTCTGCTTACGAGCAATACCATCAGCTAATTCTGTAAGGGTTATTTCT